AATTTTAAAAGCAATTAAAAAATCTCTTTTTTATAATTGCATTAATGATGCAAAAGTAACAAAGTTAGACGACAAAACAAAAATTAAAGTTAAAATAGATTACTAATCATAAGGAAATAACAATGACAGCGAAGACAATAGAAGAAATTTACTACGAAATGGAAAAGCGTGGACAAATTGCTCCGGTTGGAGAATGTATTTATTGCGACCGAGAAAGGGCAAAAGGAAACATAGTATTTCCGTCGCACGAAGCTTTTTCTTTTTGTAGGTCTTATCCGGGTGGTAGAAATCATTGCACTTGCGATACTTGTTTCTGAAAGGAAAAACAATGGCAATTTGCAAATATTGTAACTCTGAATTTTCAGATGAGCGTTTAGAAGCTGGTTACGATTATTGTATGGTTGGAGATTGTGCTAACAAAGGACTTGCTGAAAAGACAGCAGAGTTCAGAAAAATCTACATTCCAGCTTTACTTCATAAGTGTAATTACTTTTGGACTAGACGAGATCAATTGCAATTACTTAATGTTCGGTCTGATTTATTGGCTGGGCATGGTGATATAAATGATATTAGAAAAGACCCTTGCAAAAAGGAAAACAACAACAATGAGTAAAAAACCAACCTTACAAGAAGCAGCCGTTCTTTCATTAACACTTGAAAGATTGATTGATCAAATCCGTGAAAATGGAAGTTCCGAGTTGCTTAAAAAAGATGAAATTGATCAAATTGTTCAACTCAGCAAGAAGCTGACTTATGAATTGGGCTGGGCAGTCTTCAATGATCGCGCCAGAAGATCAGATGAATCTTAATAATTTGATCAATGACACAATTAAAGAATTGTGCATAAAACAAGTTCATTTTCTCTTGGATTATCCAAAAAGAGAAAATATAGTGGTTTATGATTGGGCTTTAGATATAGAGCATAACCAAGATTTTGCCATTTGGGAATTGGAATATTTAGGAAAACTTTAGAAAGGAATGACAATGTACGCAACTGAAGAATGCACTTGTGAAAGAGATCACAAAGAAAAGTTCATCTGTGATTTTTGTTTTGATGAATTCAAATCAGAATTTGAATGGTTAATGAATTCTGTCGTAGATGAGAACGGAGAAAGATTTCGGGATGAAACTGAAATGCTTTGTGTCAAAGCAAGGCGTTCAGTTAGAGATATCCAAAAATACTTGAAATCTCTTATGAATAAAGGACTTATTAGTCACGAAAGAGTTGATGAAATGAACGCAAATCTGAATGAAATTAATTTTCTTCTTTTCTGGACGGATATGCTTGATCGTGGCGTATAAGTGTATAAATTGTGAAGCGGTTTATGATGAAGAACCGGAAGAAAGAATCTGTACAATTTGCTATGAGCAAAGTGTTGTAAAAGAAAGAGATGAAAGGGTTAACTAATGACATTTCTTTGTGAAATGTGCTGTGCTGTTTTAGAAGATGACATTTCATTTTGTGATGATTGTTTTAGAACTATGCCGGAAGACAAATGGGTAAATGTAAATTTTCTAACTGCAAAATGGGAAAGTGACAATGGAAATAGATTATATGTATCTTGGTCCAACGCCTTGTGATGAAACTTGTGCTCAAGTTGGACAAGATGGTTATAGATCATTAGCAATAAAAGAAATGAATGCTTATATTGCTCAACTGTATCGGACATTTGCTGATGTTGATCAATTCAATGTTAGTTTTAAAATTAAATGGGAAACCCATGATTTTGGAACCTATGGAGAAGTGATTGCTGTTTATGATGCTGCAGATCAAGAATCAACAAGAAAAGCTTTAGACATTGAATGGCGACTCCCTGAAAAATGGGATGATGAAGCTCTAAAAGAAATAGGAAAGGAAAATCAATGAGATTCTGTGGAGAAATCCTCTACAATAAGGGATTGGATAACGAAGACTTGGTGCATTCCGATATCTGTCACAATTGCAATCCGAAATCAGATCCGAATAAGGAGATGAGCAGCAATTACAGAGAGTTTTTGCATGCTGCTTTGGATGAGTGGTTGGACAACGCAAACGGAACCGGTGCGTTTTGGCTTGGAGATCCGCAATACTTCTTGGATTGGGAAAAAGATAATGATTGAAATAGAGAAAATCCCAGATTACGCTCGTCATGCTTTACAAAAGCCTGACTATTTTTCTTATTGGGGTTCTGACGATATGTTTGTCACTTGGGGTTTTACCGGAATTGATCGTTACGGAAATTCTAGTTTAGTTGACCTTTCTAATTTTGAAGTCATCAGCAAAGATTTAATGGATCGTTTTCCTGATGATTTTAGAATAGAGTGCTATCGTCATTGGGCTGTTGGTCATGTTAATCGTTTAGTTTGTCATATTCTACATAGTGAACGAAATGGTTTTGTTAATGAAAACATTACCGAAGCTTTTAAGGCTGTAATAGATTGGCATAATAATCTATTAATGTATCCAATTGCAGATGAGTCGCATTATTATGATATAGAATTTGAAGCAATTCAAGAAAGTTTTAATCAATTACCAGCGTATTTATTGGAAATGATTGATACTTCTGACCCAGAGTGGGTGTTCAAAGTTTATAGTGAACTTGTTAATTATATGAATGTTGAAATTGTACCAGACGCAGATTTGTGGCCAAAAGATGGAGAAATCTTAGAAGCCGTTTATCATGCAAACCTGTTTAATGAAGAAAAAACAGAGGAGTGGGATAAGTGGTGCAATGATAGAAATTGGGCAACAATCAAATTTAAAAAAATCAATAACAATCTAAACCAACTTAAACTATTTGAGGAAAGCAATGATAATTAAAACAGACAGAGACATCTTTGAAGTTGTCGCAAATCATTTGTTGAGACAAAGGTGTAGATCAATGCAGGAATACTTTTATCTTGACGGGAAAAAAGCATTAAGTTGTGCCTATCGCGGTAAAGAAAATACAAAATGTGCTATAGGTGCTATCATATCTGATCAATTTTATGATTCATCTTTTGAGCGCAAAGGTTGTGATGATGCGGATATTTTTAATGCAATATTGTTGAGCAATCCAGACTGGGAAGTGAGTAATTCATCACACCGTCTTTTATCTGAACTTCAAAATCTGCATGATTCAGAACTTCCTTTTTCTTGGGAATATTTTCTTGGCAGATTTAAATTTTCTGCAGAAGGCCATTTTTTAAATAACATCTGGAGATATTAAGATCAAAAATAAATAAACATACTTACAATTAAAAAATAATTTAACTTATAAAAATAATTATCAAAGAAAGAAAAAACAATGAACAAAAAAGCAATGCTTGAAATTGCAGATCTGATTCAAAGATCAGATGCAAAGAGTTTTCATATGGGAAGTTGGTTTGGTAGAAATACTGAATTTGACGATCTTGACGATGATGCTCAATATGAAATGGAAGGTTTAGGTTTCGGTCCAGGTGATAAAGTAAATGTCTCCACTTATTCTTCTTGGCTAAACATGGAGGATATTGTTGATCAAGATTTCCAGAATAGCTTGAAGTGTGATACTACGGCATGTATTGCTGGTTGGGCTGTGTTTAATGCTTGGCTGCAAGACAAGGATAGGAAATTTGGTCAGGTTCAGACTGAAGCATCAGAAATTCTTGATCTATCCTGGCTTGAATCAAAAAGACTTTTCTTTTGCGAAGAGGGTTCAATTTGGGATGAAGTTGCACATGAATATGAATTTGATTATGACAGAGATCATCCAGAAACTTGGGATTTGCCTAATATTATGGTGGCTAGCGTTCTGAGAAGAATTGCAAATGGTGACCTAAAACTTCATGAAGAGTATGTGGATGACGAAGAGTGTGAGGATGACGATGCCGAATTGGTGTGAAAATCACTTGTCCATTTATGGACCAGATGATGATATGCAAAATATTTTGGATGTCATTAGGATTGGGGAAGATGACTATATGCTTTTAGAATCCCTTTATCCGACCCCTATAGAATTGATGATAGGTGATGCCTCAATAATTCCAGACGAAAAACAACTTGACAATCTAACAAATTATGGATACAAAAGCTGGTATGACTGGAGAATTGCTAAATGGGGCTGTAAGTGGCCAGAATCTGATTTATCTGTAGGTCAAGATTATACCAACAATGGTGATGGAACATCAGTAATTGCTTTTAATTTTGATACTCCTTGGGCACCGCCTATTGAAGCATTTGATAAAATTAGCCAAGACTATCCAAATTTATTGTTTTGCCTTTATTACGAAGAGCCAGGTATGGGGTTTTGTGGTTCAGATGTTTGGGCAAAAGGAGAAAAGCAACAATCAGAGTCGGGAGATCTAATAAGCAAGTATTTTGATGAACAACATCTATATGAAGAGTACATTGGAAACAACTAAGGAAATAAAACAATGACTATTAATGAAAAAATTCTTACAGAAATCCATGGCGTTTTGCCAAGTAAAGAAAAAATGGAAGCAGCTGAATTTTACGGCATTACGTATCTTGATGATGGACTTACATTTAAAAAATTGGCTCAACATCCTGACATTTATTCAATGATTGATAACCTCCAACAAGATCGAATTATGAATATCAGTAATTATGATTATTATGCAGTTATCACAACTGGTTGGGCAGCACCTTTAGATGAAAATGGTGAGGTTAAAAATAGACCATCTGTTGACCCTCAAAGACGAAGGGTCAGATTGATTATAACTGTTGATGTGAATGATAAAGATATTGCGAGTGTTATTGAGTTTTCTGACGACCCCGACAATCTTCTTTTTGATCATGATAATGCAACTGGTCCTCTTAAGGATGCTATTAGAAATTTGCTTTTATAAAATGTTTAATTTTGAAGATTTTGAGGAAGACGGTTTATTTTATCAAAACAGGTTCTTTGACGAAAAAGTGGATATGGGTAATTTTCCCTCATCGCTTATGATGATCACTAATGCGTTGAAAAATATTGATTATGATTCCACTCTAAAAGGTGGTCATCATCTGATGATGAAAATTTTCAACATGACTGGTCTTGAGTTTAACGATTCAAACGAGGAGGCATTGAATATCATTATGGGTCTTGTTTCACATGTTTTTGCTTTGCTTATGACCTGTGATAACAAAGAATCGTATTTTAATTATTTTGACAATGTAATAATTAGACCAATGATTGGAGACAATATTGACTGACCAATGGCAAGATAGAGCAGAATGTAAAAGCACTAATATTCTTTTTTTCTATTCAGAAACTGGCGACAGCAAACTGAACCGAAAGAATGAAGCAATGGCAAAAATGTTTTGTAGTAAGTGTCAAGTTGCTGCAGAGTGTTTGCATTATGCAATTGAGAACGATGAGGCATTCGGTATTTGGGGTTCATTCTCTACTAAAGAACGCTACGCATTAACAAATCTTTATCCAGTAGAAGAGTTCAGCATTGATCTCTGCAAAATGCTGGTGAATAAAGAAATCAAATCAATCAAAGCACAAATCCTAATCAAAAATCACGGAGGCTAATATGGCTACCAAAAAGGCAAATAAAAACCAAGAGTTGTCCTTTGACAACACAACAACACCGAAAGAAGTGAATGCAAACCTCATTGTTCCGGTTATCAGACAAAAAACCAATACTGTCATTAACCGGAGCAAATCTATTGGAAATGAGTCCACTCTCTCTTCAGAGATTTTGGTGAAAGATCTTGTTTTGGATCTTTCATACCAGAGATATCCCAATGAAACAAAAGTTAACAAGATTGTCAAGAATTTTGATAAGGGTGCCCTTGGTGTTATCATTTGCTCAGCTAGAGAAGATGGCACTATCGTTATTCTTGACGGTGGCCATCGCATTGCTGCAATGAGAATGATGAAGCTTGACGACCAATTTGTTGATTGCCTAGTTTATTTCGGACTCACTATCCCTGAGGAAGCAAATCTTTTTAACTTGATCAATGACAATCGGACCAAGCCAAAGACACAAGATTTGTTTAAGGCAAAAGTTGTTGCACATGATTCAAGCGCAGTTGAAATTGATAAGATTTTCAAAAAGCACAATCTTTCTACTTCAAATCAGGCAGGTGCTAACCTTATTAGAGCAGTTGGCACTGTCAGTAATTTGTATAAGAAAAACGGCTCTACAAATGTTGATAAGACAATTGAAATTCTAAAACTTGCTTTTGGCAATCATTCCTCATCGTTTACTGATTTTGCTCTTGTTTCTGTTTCCAATATGGTTAGCATTTATCCCAATATGGATAGGAATAGACTGATTAATGCTTTGAAGTTGTTTGGAAGCATTAGTCATTGGTCAAACAGTGGCTCTATTGTTTCAAATCAGCTTAAGGTGAAAGATCGTTCTATTGGAATGGCAATCGTTGCAATTCGTGATTACAACAAGAAGTTAAAGACCAATCGCCTTGATGAAAAGATTTTGTGGTGAATATGAGTAACTATCCGCCAGGTGTTACTGGCAATGAATATGAGATTGCTGGACCCGATGCAGAATGGTATGACGACAGTTGGATTTGTAAAAATCAAATTCAGGAAGTACAATTGCCATTGGATGTTTTTAAAAAGATTGAATACTTTCTATCATCATATACAGATGAAGTTAGATATGAAATTATATCTAAAAATCTCGCTTCTCATTTAGCTAGATTAAGAAATGAGATTATTAATGCAACCAAAGGAGAGCCAACTATTATTTCATATACTTGCAATAACATTGGTGCAGAAAAACAATCTTATCGTGGAGAAATCTGGTGGCAGTGTGATCAATGTGGTGAAGAATATCAAGATTGGATAGATGATCGTGACTGAAGAAAAAGCAAGTTGTGCTGCTCGTATTTACGATGAGCTTGCTGAAAGAGAAACTCAAATTGAAGAGTTATCTGAGCGCTGGCTAAAAAAAGATGATGAAGATGCTTTGGATGAACTTAACAGTTTGCCACTAGATATTAATTCAAAAAAAGTAATTACAATTCTATTGTCAACTGGTGGCCCAGCAGATTGGGTAGAAGTTTGGTGTGATGATTCAGAAATTTTAGAAATGTACTATCATTTTTCAGATTGGTTTGATCATGCTAAAAGAAAAATATCAGAAACATCACCTCTCTATAACTGGTGTGAATCATTATTAGAACAAGGATACCTGTAATGGAAATTACAACCAACGCAAAGTTAACTATTGATGTTGACATTGATGATCTTGCTACCAAGATCTTTGAAACAGATAGCAACCACAGCGAAATTGAAAACTGGGTTGAATCAAACCTTGACAGTTACATTGAGTCTTGGTTCCGTAATAATTTTGATATATCAGATTATTCAAACGATCTTGATGTTGATTATCTTTACGAAGCACGGAGGCTGTTGGAAATGTATAGCCCAGGAAATGCTTGTCGTACTGGCGAAGCTTTTACTGAGGCTATTGAGTCGGGTTTCAAATATCTCGTTGATGAATCAAGGATAAACTTGACCTCGCTTACTAAGGCGGAGTTGTCTTATCTTGTCAAAACAGAAATCAGTGATTCGGTTAAACTTGTTCTTGATCAAGAGTTCAAAAACTTGAAGGATAAGATCAAGCCAATTTTACAAGAGATGATCGCGGAGTCTTTTGGTCTCGCTGTTCCTGCAAATAATCCTGCTCTTGGCAATAATCCAGAAGCAATAATTTAATTTACAAACAATAACAATGATGCGGGGAGGCAGGAAACTGCCTCCCCGCGTCGTAATGAAAGGTAATATCATATGTATATTAAAATTACAAATCAATGTCAAAATGTTAATCGTTTGAAGTTGGAGAAACTTGGTTTTTCTACTAAAAGAGATGATGCCTCAACAATTGGTCAATTTGGTTCAGGTATTAAGTTTGCTCCAATTTCAGCACTTAGGAAAGGCATTCCTTTTGTCTTTACTGGCTCTGATGATAAGGGGCCGTATATTTTGCGCTATACAGTAAAAGACGAGGATGGTATCCCGTCTATTTACTATGAATATGAAAATTATGAAAAGCCTTCTTCTTTTACTGTGGAAGCGGGTTCTCTTTCTTGGGAAACTGAATATCAGATTTACCGAGAAGTTATCGCCAATGCAATAGACGAATCCAAATTGTCCAATACTGATTGGACAGTTTGTTTGGTTAATGATGATCAAATTAATTCAATTCCTGGTGAGTTTTCTGTTTTTATTGGAGCAACACTTGAAATGCTGGAAATCCACCATAATTTTGACCGTTATTTTTCGGTGAATAGAACGCCTATTTACGAAGATTACTGGCAAGGTCATAAAATTAAACTCTATGAACCATTGGATGATTCAATAAGAGTTTATTGTAAGGGCATGTTGGTTTATTCTTCTGCAAATACAGCTGCTGCTTGGTCAGGTGCTCCATTACAAGGTATTTTTGATTACGAATTAGATAATCTTAAACTTAATGAAGAGCGCAAAGTCAACTCTGAGTATGACATGAATGTTTCAATTATGAGAACTCTCGCCAATCTTAAAGATTCTGAGCATATTCAGAGAGTCCTTGATTTGTTTGTTGAGAATCCAGATGATGTGGAGACTTATTACGAATTAGTCAATATTCCAAACTATGTTGTTGTTGCGGGTAGTGCAGTTTGGAATGGTTTTAATGACTCCAAAAGCAATATTTGGAATAGTTGTTTTGAAAGCACTCATGGCAAATCTGTCATAACCTCAGAAGAGTTGGCTACAATTAACCATTGTGAGTTTATTAGGTCAAAAGGCTACTCCCCAGCGGTTGTTTATACAGAATCTGCATATAACTTCTTGGAAAAGACTGGCATTCCAACAGCAAAAAATCTTTTTGACGAAAGCTTTATTTATAAGTGGTCAAAAGGTTTTGCTTCTTATCCACAAATTGCACAGGCTGCAAATATTTTACAAGAAATTTACGGAGAGCAGTTTGAAACAATTCTTCCTTCTATTTGCACCTTTGTAGATGAAGAACAAGAGTCTATGGCTCTAGGTATGACAACCTGTATTCAAAATGATGAAACTGGAAAGAAAGAGAAGTTAATTTTTCTCAACACAGATGTTGAGAATTCTTCTATCCAAGAAATTATTGCAGTTATTGTCCACGAATGGGATCATTTTACATCCAGCATTGGTGATGGAAATTACGAGGGCAGGATGTTTAGAAATTTAGCAGACGATAGAATTGGTGAATTGATCTACAGACTTTGGCTCTCTAACAAGGAAGGAAACTGACAAATTTTACTCAGGAATCAAAGTTAATAAGACTCAACTATGGTAGCATTTCACAACCTATAAGGAGGTTGAAAATGCTACAAGTATCAACGCTAAGCAAAATTTTTACTGTTTGTGCAATAATAATATTGTTCCCAATAGCAATTATTGTATTCCTTGCTTTATTTATGTTTGCGATAAGCGGTAAATAATGCCAAAATATGAAAATTATTTTGTAGTGGAGTTTCGTTTTCCAGTAATAATAGAAGATGTTTCATCTGTAGCAGAGGCAGTTTCTAAAGCTAATAGAATATGTGAAAGAGTTCACGGTTTTAAGCCAACAAACTGGTTTGCAAGAATTTTTGAATATTCAACAAGAAGCAAATCACCAGGGTTATCAAAAGAATATTTTTATAATCCAAACTCTTCTACCTATAGAGAAATTGTAAAGAATATTAATTTATTTAATGAATTAAATCATCACAATTTATCTATTGAGGATCTTCATGATTATGAAACTTTGATTAGTAAAGTCAGCATAGGCGATGAGTACAAAATTGACATCAACAAGAATGAACATGGAGATTCAGCGTAAAGTAATTTGTGCTGGTTGTAATAACAAGTTTTTTGCTAACAAAACAGTTTTTTATAGAAATAAAAGATGGTGTGGTAATGACTTGTGCAAAATTACAATTGATAATAAAGTTAAACATTCCAATTATAAAAAAGCACAAAAGAAAATCAAAAAGGGTACTTTTAGACATGGTGTTGATCCAATAACCAGAGAAAGAATCAAGGTTCGTGACAATAATGTTTGTCAAAGTTGCTTGACTAAATCTGGTTATTCTAGGTTTCAAGTTCATCACATAATACCTGTTGCAAATGGTGGCGATGATGATGATTCAAACCTAATTTTGCTTTGTATGAATTGTCATAACAAAGTCCATCAAACTGGATGGGAAAACTACACAGAACAATTTTTTAACTATACTGGCCGGGATACAATCTTGTAAGTAAAAGTTAAAACGGGTATGTAGCCCAACGGCAGAGGCAAAAGACTTAAAATCTTTAAAGTATGGGTTCGAATCCCATTATACCCACAACATAAGTAACAACAGAAAGGTAAAAATATGGGTTACTATGTCAACACAGCTGAAACTAAAATCTTTTTGGATAAAAAGCATTTTAATTCTGTCTACGAAAGAATGTGTGAACTGAACGATCATGATGATTTAAAGCGAGGTGGTAGGCATCCTAAAACTGAAGAGTATACTACTCGCTATAATCCAAATGTTTGGTTCTCTTGGATGGATTATAACTACCCAGAAACTTGTAGCGATATGTTTGCAATCCTTACTGCGCTTGGATTTGAGTATCGTCTTGATATAGATGGCAATCTTGTTGATCTTATATATTCTGACAAAATCGGTAACGAAGATTATTTTTTGACTTGTTTTTCGGGGTACATTGAACCTGGCTCTTACATTACTTACCAAGGTGAAGATGGCACTTACTGGAGATATGTCTTTACTGACAAAGATATGGTTTATCAGAACGGTTATGTTGAAGTTAATTTTGTTGATGAGTACACTCATGAGTTTGGAAAACCATCTCCGGTTGATACACTTCTTCAACAAGAAATTGAAAATTTAAAAATCTATTTAGAGGGGGAAATTGACGAAACTGCTGAGTAATATTTCCGTGTCCTGTCCTATAAAATCAATAACAGAAAAGATACAACTATGAAACCATTAAAAATTCTTAAATCAACAACAATCCTATCAGCCTTTATTGGTCTTGTTCTTAGCATCTCGCTTTTCTTTGGCGGTGATACTGAATTAGACAAGCTCAATGGAATATATGTTGGTATTTGGGTACCTTCTATTCTTGCTCTTGGCTCTTTTATGATAGCGCTTAAAGATAGAGATTGGTGATTGTGTCTGAAACAACTTTGTTTTGCCTTGGAGCGGTAATTTTTCTTATTGCGTTCACAGGAGCAATCTTATATGGAATGTCCGCTACTGAACAGGAATATTTAAAGCAAACAAAACCACAAACCAAAAAGGCTTGGCAAGTTTCTTTAAATGGAATGATTACAAATTCAGATAAAGCTAGCACGAAATGAGCATTTATTACGTAGTTGACATAGGAGATCAGTTTGTTCTTTATTCTGGATCGCTTGAAAATTGCAAGCAATTCATGGATGAGAACTATGGTGGTCTGCAGATTCTTAAATACTCTGAATTAACTGATCAAATGATTCTTAATGATGCAAGAGTAACAATGGACCCATTTGAAATTGAAAAACAATCTTTTCATTGTCTTAGTAAAAGAATTCAACTTATTAGCACCAATGATGAATATACCAAACTTCAGTATGGTGATCTTGGTACAATAGATTATATAGATGATACTGGTACAGTATTTGTCACCTGGGATGATGGATCTAAATTAGGTCTCATTCCAGGCGTTGACAGATGGAAAATTATTCATGATTAGTTATGCAAATTTTCACAATTATGAGGAACACTAAATGAATAGAGACACTCACGATATAGAGGCTTATGAGAAAGAACTGGCTGAAGAACTTAAAGGTACAAATATTCAACCAGCTCTTTTAATTAAACTAATGATGGAGTCTGAACCTTGTTTATTTTCCAATAATTCTGAACCTGTACCTGTTCAAAATAAACCTATTATCTTGCAAAATCCAATCTGGCGAGAAGAGTAGTTAGGGGAAAGTCTAAGTTGTTAGTTATCTCACAAATAGCATGAGTGTCTGGGGAGATCCCAGAACGGACTGCTTTCAGTCCATAGAAACACTATTTGTAAAAACTAACTGCAATACACAACTAGCTAATAGCCTGTAGCTTTGACTTGTGTATAAGATTTTGGCTTATACGGTAGATGACTGTGAACCCGTAATATAAGAAATTATATTAATCCGACAATATATACGACGGTTCTTACAAGTAGTATATATTGTCCAGTTAGATCTTTTTGTAGGGGAATGCGTGTCTAAAGGCCTAAAGCTTTGATGGTGAAGCAACAGACTTTTAATCTGTGGAGTAGGGTTCGATTCCCTATAGGCCTACTATTGCGTATTCAAAATGCGCTAAGAATAAAAATAAATCAACGGGCGTGAGGTTAATCATAATGATCAAATTTATAATGGGTTATGGAGCAATTACAATAATAACGATTATCGCCTCTCACTTGCTTGCCCAAAGAGGTGAGTGAAAATGAGAGAATTATTCTTGATAACTGTATTATCTGCGATAGGTTTACTTTTATTATACCTGAACGGGTGATATAATTGGATCATGGAAATCCGGCCATTCAAAGAGTATCAAGATGTTCTTTTTACAGATTATATAATGCAACTTTTCAATGCTCACTGTTCCGAAAACAGTCAAGAGATGATAACTTTCCTTATCTCATCCCTAGAAGATGACGCTAAAAATCCGGTTTTCCTGCCAGGTTTGGTTTATGGAAGTATGATTCATATGTTTTTAATGATGCAAGAAATTGCACAAGAAAAAGGTGTTCCGATGGGAGAAGCAATAGATGAGTATGTTTCAAAGTACAGCGAAAAAAGAATCAACTTGGCGAAGATGCTTGGCAATAGACCTGAATATGCTAGTGATCTGATTGCTAGTCTTCCAGAGGAAGATTTAGAGTTCTAATAAACTAGCCGCATGGGTGAGCTGGTTGAACACAGATGTCTTATAAACATCCATTGATGGGTTCAATTCCCATATGCGGTACCAGTTAAGATCTGATATAATTATAATTATGTATTTGGAGGTGATGCCTATAAGAGTAATCTTGTGGAACAAGTAGCATTATTAATGTGCAGTGATCTTGTTTCGCAACCTTAGCAGTATGCTAATACGGAAATGTTATGTAGTTTGTAGGCTATATTAATGTTCCGTAAAACCAATAGTTTTAAGGAGCGAAAAATGAAAACTAAACATCTTATATTAAGATTTTTACTTTTAACCGTTCTCACGAACGGCTATTTTTATTATCAGCCAGTTCCTGTTGAGGCTGAAACAAATACACAGGAAATTAAAATTAATAATAACGTCCCTGCTTTTAGTGAGCGGGGAAAACCCAGAGCATTGAATTTGTATTGGCATAGGATGGCCCAATGCGAAACAGGTGGTGACTGGAAAGACAAAGGAAAATGGTCCGGTGGATTGGGCATATATACTCAGACATGGATTAACTTTGGCGGATTAGAGTTCGCTAAAAAGCCAGAATTAGCAACGGTTGAAGAGCAAATTACTGTTGCAAACAGGATATCAACTCAGGGATATCAAACTAAAAATGAATTTATAACTCTTAAAGACAAGTTAACTAAAAAACCTTTCTTTAGAGATGCTGTTGGTTTTGGTGGCTGGGGATGTAAAAAGAATGTAGGGAACCCAGTTCTTTTTAAGAAATTTCCTACAAAGATCTTATTTAGAGAATATAAACTTGGAGATAAAAACAAATACGTTTATCAAATACAGAAAATTATAGGCGTAGGTGTTGACGGTTATTTTGGACCGGTCACTGATAAATACTATAACAAGTTTTTCACTAAATATCGACATGTTATTATGGCTGAATATAGAAAGTATAATCCTTTCCAAATACCTTCTATTGAAACGCCATAATGATACAGGTTTGATTAGAGCCTGTTAATTAATAAACCTTACCGGTTGAGGTTATCTCATATCTTGCATATGTATGAGCAAAGTCTAATTAATATGCACCACGGGAATGTATGCCGGAGTATATAGTACGACTATCAGTCTTCTTTTGTTGTCTAGGGTAAGTTGATAACTGTTAGTCTAAAGACTGTATAGTGAGTTCGACTCTCACCATTCCCACTAAACAAGGAGAGCAAATGAATAATGAAGAAATTATAGAGTTAGCAATAATAATTAACAAAACAGACTGGCAATATCATCAAAGCGACGACTATCGTGTTTTTCTAAATGGAGAGAAGCAGGTTAAACAAACAGTAGAAATGATTCAGCAATATGAATGGAATGAAATAAATTATAATAAATTGCTAACCGCATTTTTCAATATTACATCTCAAAGTTTTTATAGCAAATCGGTACCTGACGGATTTCGTAGGTATTGGACTGAAAAGCTAAGCGAACTGACAGGAATAATCACAACTGAATAAATTTCAGAAAGAGAAAAAATGACAACAGAGAAACAAAAAAAGTTTTATCAATGTGTTGAGGATTTAACAAATCCTTTATCGCAACTTTTAAAAACTTATGAAGAATTAGATTTTGATTCTAACTTAGATACATCTGAAAAATATCCTTTTGGTATAAGCTATGATGAATGGTTTGAAGAGTTTTTAACATGGAAAAACAATCTTTATGAAAAATGGATATGTGGAATAACTAGATATAGTCCAACAATCACTGTTGGAGAATTAAAAAAGGTGATTGCAGATCTTCCTGATAGTACGCAAATTACTGTTCAAGACAAAGGTTGGTGGTTGAATATAACTCAATGTCAAAAACCAATTGATGACAGTTTATATACATTCACCTTAAATTTTTCCTTATCAAATACTTTTGATACAAGACAGATATAGGAAATCATATGGCAATGTTTCATCGTACAGATAATTTAGACGACAAAGGAGCAATGGATTGGATAGCACAAATTCTTAGACAAGAAGAAATAGATAATGAAGACTGGGCATTGATAATGAAAATAGTTCAATGGTCCGGTAGAAGCACAGATATTGAAGAAATTGAGGATAATGATGAATAAAGAAAGAATGCTGCAATTAGCAAATAGAATTGAAAACGCAAGCCCAGAAAATTTTCACATGGGTGCTTGGTTTGGAAGAGTTCTTGAAGAAGACGAAACATATGAACTTCAAGAAGAATTTCCAATCAATGCTGATCAAATTTATGCAGAAGCATCATTGGCTGATACTTTAGACGAAATTTGTGACGCTAATTTAGAAAAATTGAATTGTGGCACAACTGCTTGCCTTGCAGGTTGGGCTGTGCTTGATGCATATTTTTCACAATCAACAGATAAAATTGTTGAGCCTCGCACAAAATGGAATGGTTACTATTATGCAGAAGCACCATTGGCTGATGATTTAGGAGAACTTAATTCAATTATTAACTCTGGCTGGATGAGAAATTGGGCTAAAGATTATCTTGGTTTGGCTGAAGCAGAAGCACAGGATTTATTCTATTGTACAGATCGTTCCGTTTGGGATCGGGTTAAACTTGAGTATGGTTTGAATTTTAATTCAACTTTGAACGCAACTTGGTCAATTCATCCCAAAGTTGTAGCAGATGTATTGAGAAGAATTGTTAACGGAGAAATTGTTTTAAATAGAATACATGAGGCTTCGGACGAGGAATAATGTCAAGCACAGATTCTTATAAGGAAAACATGAAAGATTACCATATCGAAACAGATAAAGATGCGTATCAACACATAGTTAAATCTTTGACTGAGCAAGCCGCAAGGTCAACAGATGAAAATGGCGAATGCAGATACAGAGGTGGAAACAATTCTGTGTTTGAAAATTGTTATAACGAAGCTGAGAAACAATGTGAAAAAGATCATTTTTATTCAGATGAGGAAGAAAAATACGCAGTAATCTCTGATATTTACAGAGATTTGTGCCTTAGCGTTCCTTATAATTTGAAATGTGCAATTGGTCATCTTATTGATTCTACTCACTATACCCAGGAAATAGAAGGAGAAAGTGTTGGTAGTGTTGAAATTATTGAGGTAATTCAGAAATCAAATCCTAATTGGAAAATTAGTAGAAACTCTTTAATGTTTCTTAGGTTAATGCAACTTGTTCACGATACCTATCAGGTTGAAGATTGGCCAATGAAATTTGCTGCACTGCAAGATAGATTTGATGATAATGGTTCATTCGTCGTAGCCCATGATGAAACTTTGAATGAATTAATAGATGAAACTTTAGAAAGGAAAGAGTAACATATATGCCAAAGTTTAGCATAATAGTTACAGCAACTTATTTTGTTATTGGAAAAGATGTAACTGATGCTATAGATCAAGTTTACGAAGCAGCTCTCGGCAATAAGAAATTTTCAGACATTCTTGGTACTGGTGAAGTTGCATCTTTAATTCCCATTAATGGGCATCATAGAACAATTCAAGACGATTAGAAAAGAAAGATTATTAGATATGTCAATGTTTAGCGTAATAGTTCCATTTGAGATTACAAATGTATGTACATGTACTACATTTGATGAAGAAACAGACGAATCTGTTCCTTCAGAAGATTGTTTTGGTTGCTGGGAAGAAGCAATATTTGCTTTTACTGATATTACTTCTCAACTTTTTGACAAAAACGAGACAGGTTTTTGGAAAATCTCTAATTTGCGTTTATGGGATGGAAATCATAGTGGTTTTGTTCATGCACGCAAACCTATTGATTTGATCAGGGGAATGAGTGTCAAAAGCGAGTGGATAATGCGGGGATTTATTGAAGAAGATAGAATCACTTATTCTCTTAGTCATCATGATGCTCCAATGGGAAGCAATAGCACTGTTACTATAGTCACAGAAGAAGAAAGAGAAGAGTACGGGTTGTACTAATTAACTATGTTAATAAATAAAAAAGCAATCACTGTATCAGCAAGCGGTGATATTGAAGAAATAACAAGCACTTGGACTTCACAGGAAATGAATGAAGCAGTAGGTGGATTCTTTGATGTTGTGCGTTTTGGAAATCTCCGATTTGTTGCATATATAAATGATGAGGGTAAATTAATCGATTTGCCAGAAAATAAAATTGCAACAGCTTTGTGGTATGACTCAGGGGAAAAAATTCTTCTTGGGGATTATATTGCCGGTGATGTGGTTTTTATTGGTGATGTTGATGAAGAGGGTTATGATACTTCTGTTCCAAATACTTTGATACAACTTATTTTACAATATAAAGAAAAATTAAAACTGTAAGGAAACAATATGAATCGCTTTGACGATGCTGACGAGGCAACACAAATGCTTTATCTACAAATGGCATATGATGATTTGTACGAGGAAGGTCTTATTCCTCCGAGTGTTGCAAATGGAGACGAAGAAATTTGGTATTATTACAAGCCTGTTATGGACGCAGCTGAAAGAATGTATCGTTCTGATAATATCCTTTATGAAGAACCCAAGGAATAATTAAAAATAGAAAGGAAAATCAATGCCGCTAGTTTGGAATGCCGAAAGGGTTAAATATTTTAACGATAACCCCAACGAATTGTTCACAATCTACAATCAAGATACACCCGAAGAATACTCAGATTTAAATGCTATAACTAAATCTTTAGTATTCGGCAGTATGGCTGTTTGTATTGGTAATATTAAGTTTTCTACTGCAGCAGATTTTTATGCTCGTTGGAAGATTTTAGAAAAGTTTGAAAACACTTATCTTTATTACAAAGTGAAAGATTCAGATTTGGTTTATGTGTATTTGACACCTGAAGTTGTTATGCAACATCTTGGTCTTACAACAAACGCTTCCGAGCGTAAAAAGACAGACTGGATAAATTCAATGATCCGTAGTTGGAAAAATATAGAAGACCTAAAGCACTTGACCCCAGCAAATCTTGGAAAATTTCATAAGCAGTTTTCTAATGAATTTGAAGAGTCATTGCTATCAATTAAAAAGAAAGAGGAAATAAATGGCTAGTAAGAAGCCAGCAAAACCCATTGCTGGACAAAATAGGGATAAAGGACCAAAGTTGCTTGGTAAGGCAGCTTTATTTTATGGGTCTAAGGGGGCGAATCCTTTTGTTTGTGCAATGTGTAACAAAAGTTTTATTCGCGGTATCTTTTACGAAGAAAATAATTTGGGATACTGCACTAGGCGCTGTATTCCAAAGGAATCTCTGTGAGAAGTGTTGTTGATTTAAACAAAGAAGAAGTCAAGATTTTATTGTCTGGGTTGCATAATCTTATACTTGACGACCAATTGTTAGATTATTGGTTGTCTAAGAATGATAATGCAAGAAATACAATAGAAGTTTTAATAAATAAATTTGAAGAAACATTTAAGAATTGAGTAAAATATGATGAAAAGTAAAAAGGTAGCGCATCCAGTTGGCCTTAAGTGTACGAATGTGAGATGGCTTTCAGAAGAAGAAGCACTAAACGAAGGCTGGGATGATATTCGTTGGAATAATACAGCAGTATTAGAATTTAGTGATGGTAGCAAAGTTTATGCTTCTTGTGATCCTGAGGGTAATGGTCCAGGCTCTTTGTTTGGAATTACCAAAACGGGAAACGCTATCAGTATTACTCCTCTTGAGGAAGGAATGCTTGCTGATGGAGAAGGGTGATGCTCAAGAAAATTTAAAAACAGAGGCAAGACAACAACTTAAGCTTTTTCAAGCTAGTCTTAAACAACTAGACAGTACCCTGGAGGAATCAATAAATCTTTTGAGCGAAGAAGAGCGCAATCTTTTTAGCGCAAAGATCACACACTTTAGAAATAAATACAATTTTTTATACGAAAAAGCATCAAGACTTGGAGTAATTAATGATTGACAACATTTTTTTAAGTAAACAAAATATTGGGACTATCATTGTCGGTTTGGCTTGTTTTGCAAATGACCAAAAATTGCATGATTTTGCCATAACAAACGGTACATTCCGTGAGGGTGATCTTGATGATTTTATTGATACCTTACAACTTTTTATTTCTGACATAAAGGACGATGATGGTGCAATCTTGGTTAAAAAGATTAACTTTAACGATATTGATACTTGCCATGACAACACTGGTTATCCAATTTTATAAGTTATTTAAAAAAGAAATTAAGATTTACAAGCTTGGTGGCTTGTAAAATAAACCTAATATTTAATACCAATTATCCTAAGTACAATATATCAAATGTGTACACTTGTGTACACGGAAAGAAAACATGATGAACGATCAAGACATCTTTAAAATTGTGAAAGATCACCTCTTGCAGCAGAATGAAAAGTGCCTGAATGATGAATGGGGGTGCGGTTATCGCGGTAGCAAAAATAAAAAGTGTGCCGTAGGTGTTCTTATACACGATAATAATTACAGGGCATTTTTTGAGGGGGAGCCTTATGATAGAGATTACATTGTAGAAGCTATCCAGAAGAGTAATCCTGAGTGGGACATGGGTCCTACTTCTTTTAAAATGCTTGGGGATTTGCAATTCCTTCATGATTCCTATTTTCCAGAGGAATGGGAAAAGTATCTTGCTATGATGGTATTTGACGGTGATGGAAACTATTCAAAAGATAGAAGTTACAGGCTTACGTGATGGATGAGGAAGAAGAAATTCTAGAGAATATTGGTTGGCTTGTTACTTGCCCTGAGTGTAATAAGGATATTCCCTTAGAGGAATATCAATACGGGCATGACTGTGAATAATAGAAAAAAAGAGGAAATTATGAGCGGGAGCGTTACTTTTTATAGTGGCAAAGAGGTCAAATATACGGTGGCCGCTTTAAAATACTATTATAATAAGATCTCTCAGGACATTCCCTATATGGATCAAAATGATGTTACATGGCTGGAAATGGAATTGGATGTAATCCGCCAAGTGATTGACAATTTTGAATACGAATTCCCTTATTTAAAGGAAGACAAGGAATGATAGATAATAAGCAAGATTTATGCTGTGATATATCAGATATGGCAAACCCAATGTGCTGGGGTTGTTATGTTGTTTGGTATGAGCGGGAAAAAGAAAAATGGGATTGGGCTAATGAAGAGTTCTTTAGAGATATAGAGGAAGATCTCCAGGAGTCTTAGGAAGCCCTAAAACAAGAAGCAAATATTTAAAAGATATATGCTTCAAAAGTATTATAAAGAGACGACACGCACGACAATTTGCGTCAATATTTATTAATTACTATGGTGTACCCCCGAATCCATTGTAATTAAGCAAAGAAAGCCTTAGAAGTAAGAGAAATCTTATTTTTAAGGCTTTTTTTTGTGCCAAAAAGCGGTTAATTTTATTCTAAAACTTAATAAAAGTTGATTAAAATAGTCAACTTTTAATTAAAAACAAAAAAATTTTGCCTATTTTCCATTAAGTTTATTCTTATACCTCTTATATAGGTTGAATAGAGGGCTTTTAACCCGATTTTTAATATGAATTTGGGGAAGGCGGCTATATGAAGAGACTATTCCTATGCTCCTAACCCTATCTATATCCAGATCCATGAATTTTATTCTTGTTGAGTAAATTGAGGGGGGGTTTGAGTGACCTATTCACCCAGGCTATTAGGAGGGAATTTACCAAGGGAACTGGTGAGCCATTGGCACCCGCAAATCAATTAGGAAATCCAATTGAAAGGACAACGCAATGACTATGCGATTAGAAAATACTAAACATAATGGAAAGAATAAATTTAATTTAATTGGTGTGTTTAAGAAATGCATTTCTTAAACGACCACCAATTAAAAAAAGAGAATATATAAGGAGGGTCTAACCTTGCCAAGTAAGTATACTCAATTAGTATGAATATAAGGATAAAAGTATTGGCGTTCAAGATGCTTCAGCATCTTGAACGCCAACGATTTTGGACAAAAAAAAACTCCGCCGAAGCGGAGTCAAAAAACTTTCGTTTTTTATGAAGGTTCCTCAGCCTTCGGTGGTCTCAACCATTTCCACGACCATTTCGTGAGCGTCCGTCCACGAAATACTGATGCGGTGTCCCGGGAAGTTCAGTTCCTCAAACAATGACACAATGCGGTTGCGCCACTTTGCTTTTTGGGTCTGGATTTGCTTCTCCGTTGTCTTGGGAGTCACGGTCAAGAGTTCGGGAACACCGAAGCCTTCCCGTGTGCTCACCATTTCCCTCAGGTATTCCGTGAGGGTGGCGTTTGCGTACCGCTTGCGCCCCCGTTGGGAAGTCTTACCTTTCAGGTCGGACAGGTTGATTTTCTTTGGGTTGGTTCCGCTATTGCGGTCACCGGCATTGGTTGCCATGACTCCTACAATAGCACACCGGCACGAAAACGCACTCATTTTCTTATTAGGTCAGCCTAACATCGCTGGTGTTCAATTTAGCTAAAGCTATTGAACACCAGCTTCTCAAGTAAGTTAGGAAAATGTATTCAAGGGAAGAGAGCGTTGCCTTGTACGGATTGGCGTTCAAGATGCTTCAGCATCTTGAACGCCAACGATTTTGGACAAAAAAAAACCTCCCCCGAAGGGGAGGGTAAAAACCTTGCGGTTTTTCAGCGCCTTTCTACGCCTTGTTCCTGAGGGAGACGGTGACCTCGTGCTCCGAGGTCCACCCGACGGTGATCTCGCCCTTGTCCCTGCCGAGCGTGGAGGTCCACACCGACACGATGCGGTTGCGCCACTTGGCACGCTCGCGGTTCTGCGCCTTCACGCCCCGTGGGGTGCCCTTGCGCATGTCGTCGGTGACCTCGTAGGGAGCGTCCAGTCCGAAGCCCTCTCCGTCCTGCACCATCTCCGTGAGGTACTGGACCAACGCCTCGTCCGTGTAGGGCTTGCGTCCCCGTGGGGACACCGTGCCTTTCAGTTCGGAGAGGTTGATCTTCCTCGGCTTGCTGTGGTTGTTGTTGTTGTCCTCCGCCTTAGCGGTCGGCTCCGGCTTGTTTGCCATGCCCTTACAATAGCACACCGTCACAAAAACGCACTCTTTTTTTTATTAGGTGAACCTAACAAAGCTGGTGTTTAACTTCGCTAAAGCTCGTACACACCAGCTTACAGGGAGAAAGTGTATATTAAATATAAGAGTCTGGCCTGTCTGTATGAGTTGGCGTTTAAGTCAGTAAGCCGACCTGCACGCCAGCTGATGAAGTGAGAGAAACCGTATATTCAATTTAATGTGTTGATGTGACTGGATCGGTGGGGGTTCCCCCCCTCGCCCGAAGGCGAGGGGGGGGCAGGGGGCGTGTTCAGGACACGCTGTTGTCGTACCACTCCAGCACTTGGACCATCTGCCGGTAGCGCAACTTGGCGGCGTTCCGCTCTCGTTGGTTCTTGCCGATTTCCCGAGTGATCCGGGCGTGGTGCTTCTCCCATAGCAAGGCTGTCCTGGGGTCCTGGATCTCGTATGGGTGTTCAGCGAGCAGGGCTTCCAACGCCACCACCAGGGTCTCCAGTCCGGCGATGAGGTTGGTAAGTGTCCGGATCGCATCGTGCTTCGCCGGTAGCACTAGGTGCCACACTTCGCTTATTGTGGGAGGGTTGCTTGCGCTCACCCATCGCCCGTTGATTTTCACCTTGTTCATGGTGCCTTTCTGTCGGCGGGACCGTCCCGCCGACACACTTACAATAGCACACCGGCACAGAAACGCACTCAAAGAGACCGTTAGGTGCCCCTAACAGGCTGGCGTTTAAGTCAGTGAACTAACTCGCACGCCAGCTGATGAAGGAAGGCTGTATATTAAACATTATAGACAGACTGCCTAGACCGGTCGGGGTTCCCCCCCTCGCCCGAGGGAGAGGGGGGCGAGGGGGGGAGATCTTGGTCCGAGTGTTGGGGCTACTCGTTGCCCCAGTTGCAGTCGTTGTCGCACCACAACCACAACCAACGGTTGCGCTTCTCGTTCAGCCAACGGAAGTAGCAGTGGCGACACGGTTGGTGCGATCCTTTCAGCGCCCTGAATGTCGTTAGGTACCAATACACCCTAGCGAGTACGTTTCTCAGTCTGTTACTCATTGCTTTCCTTTCCGTCGGGGAGTCTCCCCGACATCTTTACAATAGCACACGAGCACAGAAACGCACTCAAAGAGACTGTTAGGCTAACCTAACGGACTGGCGTTTAAGTTTGTAAACTCACCCGCACGCCAGCTGCGTGTAGACAGAGAGATATATATATTAAATAAGTATAGATGTCTGTCTGAACGGATGGGGGTTCCCCCCGCCCGAGGGCGGGGGGAGGATTCAGTTCACCGTGTCGTGAGCACGAAGGTCGCTCCAGAGCGCACGGGCATAGCCTTGCGTCTGCTCTGAAACCTTCTCTCGGTGGAAAGGATCGTGGAGTGTCCCCCTGATGAGGTTAGCCACCCCGGGCCTCACCGAATACAGGGTGTTGAACCAATGCTGTCCGTACCGGATGTTGCCGTCATTGGGGAACGATGACTGGACGAGCCTCTCAAAGTCTTCGTAGGTCATCACTCCCCCTCCAGCAGTTCACGGGCATCCTCGGCTGTTCCGATCTCCAAGTCACCGCCGAGGTATCGTTTCTTCGGGCAACGAGCCTTGTGCGTGGACATCTTCTTGCTCGCACCGATGAATGTCACGGTGTCGTATGTGAATGTCCTGTCGCAGTACGGACAGGTCAATTGTATTGGCATGGTTTCCTTCCTGTCGGAGAGACCGTCCCTCCGACACACTTACAATAGCATAAGACCGTGGAAACGCACTCAATTTCATGTTAGGTTGCCCTAACGAACTGGTGTTTCAGTTTGTAAACCAACTTGCACACCAGCTTACAGGGAGAAAACGTATATTAAATCAACATGGATGTCTGCCTGAACCGGTGGGGGTTCCCCCCTCGCCCGAGGGCGAGGGGGGCGGGGGAGAGTGATGGCTCATTCGGTCAGTTGGGGGAGCGAGACATCTGACGCAGCCCGACTCTCCAGGTGGGAATGCCAGTCCTGACGAGCTCGCTGAACTCGTGCAGCAAGTCCTCGTAGGACCGCATTCCGTTCTTGAGGACGATCTCGGCATTGATGGCGTCCGCGACATCCTCCTTGTCCAGTTGGTCGCTCATCTCGCGGACGAGACCGAGCAGGCGGGACTGCCACTCGTCGAAGTCCTCCTCCGAGAATGGTGTGCCGGTGAAGTAGAGCCTACTGGTGATCACCACCAACACCTCCATGACCGCCGTTGAGTTGTAGCGCTTGCCCATGCTTTCCTTTCCGTCGTGGGGACCGTCCCCCCGACAGACTTACAATAGCACACGAGCACGAAAACGCACTCAAAGAGACCAGTTAGGCATACCTAATACGCTGGCGTTTAAGTCAGTGAACCAACTTGCACGCCAGCTGATAGAGAGAGACTGCGTATTAAATATCACAGACAGTATGTATAGATCGGTGGGGGTTCCCCCCGCCCGAGGGGGTTCGGGCGGGGGGAGATTTTCAGGACCACTTGACCATGACGTTCAGAGTCTGGGCGGTGTCCACGACACTCATCAGAGCATCGTAGAACGGGTCGCTGCTGGCACGGGGCAGGAGAGCGCCGAGGATGTCGGGGTGCATGAACCCAACCCAACTGCCGGGTCCGAGCCCCATTGCCCGGTGAATCCAGTCCCAGCGCCCCATCGTGATGTGGACCTCATGCCACTCCACTCCATGCGGATTGATGTACCACTCGTCCTCGCTGATGTAGAAGTAGTGCTGTCCTGCCTGGCACCATGCCGACTGGTCTGCATACCAGTCTTCGTAGTTGACCTCCACGGAGGCACCGCACTCGCAAGGCACGATCACCTTGTCCCTGCGTTGACGCTGGTAGTCCGGCTCAATGACGACGCCCATGATTTCCTTTCCGTCGAGGTACTTGGGGTTCTCCCGACACTCTTACAATAGCACATCGCCATAGAAACGCACTCAAAGAGACCGTTAGGCATACCTAACAAGGTTGGTGTTTAAGTCAGTGAACCAACTTGCACACCAACCGATGTGAAGTGATCCTTGTGTATACTCAATCTATAAGGAAGCACCGTCAGAACGGTGGGGGTTCCCCCCCTCGCCCGAGGGGGAGGGGGCGAGGGGGGGAGATTGTTGTCAGCAGTTGCAGTTGTCGATGAGCCAACCCTGGCAGTAGAGGTCCCAGTAATCCTTTCGGCTGATCCTTCCGGCTCGGAGGAGTTCCCCGGCGATGCCATGCGACCAGAGAGTGTAGTCGTCCTCGTCGATCAGCATTGCGAGATCGTGGAGGATCTCGTGTGTCCTGCGGATCTCGTTGATGATGTTCCTGCCCACCGCAATGGAGAGCATCGTGGTGCGCTGGTTGTACGGGTCGCCATCGTGGAAGCAGATCTTGGTCATGCAGTCCGTGAGTGCGGAGATGATTTCCCGCCCGTCCCTGAACGCTTGCTTGATCTCGCCCTCATCCATTGCCTCCGCATCGGCGGTCGGCTGGTTCGTGGTCATGGTGTTGTCCTTCCTGCCGAGGGTACTTGTGTTTCTCCCCGACACACTCACAATAGCACACCGGCACAGAAACGCACTCAAAGAGACCCGTTAGGCATACCTAACAGATTGGCGCTTAAGTTTGTAAACAAACGTGCACACCAACCGACGGGGAGAGAGAGACTGCATATTCAATATCTTAGACAGTCTGAATAGAACGGCGGGGGTTCCCCCCCTCGCCCGAGGGGGTTCGGGCGAGGGGGGGAGATTTGGTCACCGGTTCTTGATCTTTGTCTTGAACAGGAGTCCGGTCTTGGGCTGGCGACGCCATGTTCGGTCCAGCGATGCGTTGTGGCATTGGGAGCAGACACGATCTCTCTCGTACTGGTCTGCCATCTCGTGCCGGTAGTCCATGCGGATGTCGCAAGCCATCCACCCGAACAGGGCGAATACGATCCCGAACAGACCGGACAGGATGAAAGCCCACCAGAAGTCCCAGAAATCGCCCCCCGCTTGCGCGGTGGCGGTGAGGCTCATGATAATGGGCGTCCACAGCAGGATGGCGATGAAGCCTGCTGATAGTGTTGCGAACCGCTCTCGCTGCTCGTCGTTGAATGGGCGTGGCGTAGCCATCGTGTGTGTCCTTTCGGTAGTGCGGAGCGGTTGCCCCGACACACTTACAATAGCACACGGGCACAGAAACGCACTCAATCCCATGTTAGGTCACCCTAACAGACTGGAGTACAAGTTTGTAAACAAACATGCACTCCAGCTGATTGACTCGGTAATCAGACCCTTTGTTGTAAGTATTAATATATAAAGTAACACTTCACGGATATGTACTCAATTTTGCAAAAATATTAAAATTTTTTGGTGTATGTCATACACCACATCACGCCATGGAGGGCGGGTCTTTTGGATCATTTTTGCGGGGAGGATTTTTCATAAGATTGCCAAAGATTTTTGTATAGACGGGCAAACCTTGCATTTTTGAGTTTGTATGAGAATGGCCGTATTTGTTCAAGTCTTCTCTCGTCGTCAACTTATTAAAGTTTGAAAGGTCGTGTCTTGGAATCGGGGATAGAAAATGCAGACCAATATCTTCATATTTCTGCGGGGCTTTCTTATCTTCTTCTAGATAATTCTTATACATATTTATCTTATTAGAGAAAGCAATGGAAGAATCTCCATTCTTATAAAGAATTGAATACATCCTTCTTTTTAAAAGGTAATGGTAAACCCTTCGGGGAAAAATGTATTTAATTGTTTTCAATGATAATTGCATTTTTAATCTCCTCTTCATGCGCTTTGGGGGATAGTATCATTTCCGCGCCACGGCTGGTCTTCGTTCGCAACGGGATTATAATAGCATGTGAAAATAAACACGACCGGACATTGAAACAAAATAATGTATGTTGTGGTTTTATATATTTATGAACTATCTTTTAACCGAACTTATTCTTCATTTCCGGTGACAATGCCGTAATGGTAGCTGTCATCATCTGATGTTACCCATTTGGCCGCATCTTCAACATCCCATTGCTGAGTATTAATAAGGCGATGAATTAAATTGGTTTTCTTGGTTGTATATGAAGGATCATATAGCCGAACCCGATTGTTTGGCTGGATGGCAAAATTACCATCATCCCTTATGATTACATGACCACATTTATGCTGACCGGGATTAGTGCTAAACCCGAGATTTGTTGTGTTGTCGTCAGGAGCATGCCAATCCAGGGTAAATAGATATTTTCCTTTTATAAAGTTTCCACTTCTTGAGACATATTCCATTCTCATATTCCGCATTGCCTGAAATTCAGTCACGGTGATATGGGGGCTAAAAGAGTTCCATAGGACCAGTTCATGGATGTCCACCTCTGGCACTTCTGGCTGGTCACAGAAGGCACTTATTGGCATTCTCCACCAAACACCCCCGTCTTCCATTAGAAAATGAAATAAGGGGCTCCTGCCCTGAATGGAAGCGACACCGAAGAGCATGCATGGCAAATATATGTCATGAGAGTCCTTTTGGTTTCTTAAATAATTTCCCCGAACATAACATTCAATCGGCGGAATATTTGCATTTAATTCTGGCATATCAATATTTTATATCAAGATTGGTTCGGGGAGAAGGACTTGAACCCTCAATCTCAGGACCAAAACCTGATGTGTTGCCAACTACACCATCCCCGATTGTTTTAATATTGCGCAACCTGTTGCAATCTTTGAATTTCAGCTTTTAAAGAATCAATTTGGGATTCCATAGATTTAATTTTTTCTTCTGCGGTTATCAATTTATAACGACAGTTAAGAAGGCGATCATATTCCTCTCTTAAGAGCTTGTTATGAGATTCTGACATCTGATATTTAACCTTATATAAATAACATTCTGCTGAGAATTTCTGGGCTGCTTTCCAGCCAAGATAACTTATTTTCTTTTTCATAGTATTGTCTTTCTGTATTTAAATAAAATGTTTAATAATTGATGCAGTTCCCAACATCACCCATAAAACATTAAAAAGAATAATCGTAGGCAGTGTCTTTACTGTAGAGGACCATATCAAAGCCAAACTTGAAATTATTGCAAAGATATATAGCCACCAAAACTGCTTGCCAAACAAAAGGCCTGGAAAGATGATCGTTATTTTAGTTGCAAAGCCCCAGGCCTCCACTTTATTTGCCGCCGTCCAGTAGTTTGATGAAATCATCGTTTTAATTGCACTAACGATATTATTAAATAATTTTTTCATATTGTCCGAACGGTAGGATTTGAACCTACGACCGCCTCCGTGTAAAGGAGATACTCTACCACTGAGTTACGCTCGGTTATGTTCAAACACATATTAACAGTCTGTGGAACTACCTATTAGTCTATTTCTGATTGTTTTTATCTTGTTTCCATAATCTTAAATTTTTTGAATATACAGCCATGTAGGCCAATGATCCCAAGATAAAACCATATGTTTTCGTTTGTAAAGCAAAGATGATCCATAGACATTCCATAACAATTAACCATAGAAATGCTTCCCATCGTTTTTTGCCAACAAAGTACATACCAGAAACACCCATGCATGCAAGCAGCCAAGACCATTGTAATTCTGTCATATAAATCTGTGGAGCCGGATGCAGGAGTTGAACCTGCGACCTACGCATTACAAGTGCGTTGCTCTGCCAACTGAGCTAATCCGGCGAGTAAACAACCTAAGCCCCAGTCGTTTGCATTTGCAGTGACGGTTCTGGGGCTTTTGGCTGTACTATAACGATCCCAGGTATAACGGCACGAAGCGCACCATGACACATTGGGTGTCAGATTCACTATACCTCTTTGTCTTTACTTTCGCTAGTTGTTGTGTAATAAACAATAGCCACTAAACATTTATAATAAAAATTATGTATTTTTTTAAAATATTTTTTTATCAAAACTGCTCCTGAACAAACATCTGAAACGGCGATCCTGTGTATGGATCAAATCTGGATGTAATTGATAAAGACTTTTGAGCAATCAGTTTGGCTTTTTGAACAGTTAAAACCTTTCCTCCGCTAAGTGCTTGCATTGCTCCCAGCGCATATGATGAACCAGTACCTATTGCATAAATTCCAGTTCTATCTGAAGTCCAAGAATAATCGCCTTCAATAATATAAACCGCACCATTTATAGCAACCAAGATTGTAGAAGCTTGCTCAGTCATGTGAGTCTTCTCTTCAGCAAGGTCTGGCATTGCGTATCCTGTGTTTTCAAAACAAACTTGCAAGTTGGGTATAAACTTCGTTGTTATAAATTGATCCAGCAGTTCTCCGCTGCCCCTAAACGCCGGGATCGGCGGGGTGAATGCATGGTGCAGTATGTTTATTGCACGAACATCACCCGCCGCGCCCAGCAAATAACGACCCTTTTGTGCAATTTTACAAGACCCTGTACCTAAAGTGGTTATTTGATAAGCCAACCCAGATTCATCAAAGGATGAAATCCTAGAGTCAGTACCAACTACACAATAATCTGGTCCTTGAACGGCAACAATAGTGGTCATTGTTTAACTTACTTATTTCTTTCCTCTTTGGGATCAAGAATCTGGAATTCGCCTCTCTTGACTTTCTTGAAATAAGATCTGTTCGCATTATAGAAATTATAAAATGTTGGTAAAGACATTCCAATTTCATCAGCCAATTCTTTTGGCGTAATAATCTTTCCAACATTTGCCGAAAGATACCCCTGAATCTTTTGAGCCTTAGGGCTTCTCTTTGTCTTAACAACAGGGTTGATATTTCTTATATCTAAGAAATCAAGCCAGTAGTTAACAAGATCCATGTCAATACTATAATACCGAGAAATTTCATTTAAGGTCTTACCGTCACGACATCCTATAATCACACAGTAGGCCGCTCTCCGTTCCTCCCCTTGACAATCGCTCGGAATTTTCTTTTCTAATTTTGCTACAACCTGTTCAGTAATCATATAAATCCTTTCTACTCAGGCGGTTCACAGTTTATCACTAGATGGCGCGTCGTGTTGCAATTTTTTAAAAAAAATGGGGCACCTCCGTTTCAATAATAATCTTACGAAATATTACTGACGGGGTGCCCCACAGAAATTATTTTTTCAAATGCCAATCAATATGATTATCTAATTTAACTTCAACATTTTTCATATCATCTTTAAGTTCATTAATTGAAGTATAAACTAAATTATGATCTTCTTTATTTTCTTTTCTAGACTTTTGAATTAAGGCAACTAAAACTGAAAATACTCCAGTAATAAGAGTTGCCCATAAAAGTTCTGTCATTTCAATCGTTAATTAAAAAACTTGCAATTGACTCAACATCAACATCAAATTTTCCAAATTGCTCTTCATATGTCTTAAGAAGAGAAACAAGGTCTGCCTTCTTCACCTCTGGGTCAAGGGGTAGATCATTGGTGGGCGCTGTCTTGCCTGCACCAGATGTTGGGGTTGGGGCTCCGCCTGGGGTGGGGATAGAAACAACCTTCTTCTCGGGATCAAGAGGAACCTCGTTCATTATTCCTTTAATTAATTCACCCTGCGAGGCGTGCCAGTTGGCGGCCTTAATGTGGTCCTGCATTTTTTCTGCTGAAAACTTAGCCATTTCTTCGTGCCAAGCCTTCATTGCGTCATGATCTTGAATCATTTTGTCCAAATTGGTTTTCATTGTAACTCCTTTACCAATGTCTCCAATTGCCAAACCTTGAGCCAAAGCTTTTTTTCTGGCTTCGCGCTTGGAGTTTTCATCGTTTGCCGTATATAGATAACACTTGCCAGCATTGCCCCATTTGAAACCGGGCCTACCGTTTTCAGAACAAGAATTAACAGGCATAGTGTTTACATTCTACCACTTTTTATTTGTAATAGCTGTATAAATCTTGCCGACCCCATCTTTGAACTGGAATTCCAATATCTTTAAAGTAATTAAAAGCGTCTTCAGAGGAATAGACAATCCTGGCATAGGCTTTTCTAGCCCCTTCGTCGTATACTGGGCACTCCGGGTTCGGATCTAAATATAAAGCTTTATATTGATAAATATCTTTTTGCCAATGAATTGCGTTTACAACTTTTAAAAGACTGTTACAGTATGGACATGTTCTATCTGGATATGGGAAGTTTTCTTGCACTTTCCCAACAATTACCTCTTGAACATCATATGGGTTTGTTAATGAGGATATGTAATTATTATTCATCTCTTGGCCTAATTAGAAAATTAATTATATCACTTATATTTTTTTGTGCAATTTCAACACCGTCCATGAGAGCATTAAGTTCCTCAAGCGTCATCTCGTAATCTTCTGATGGGCTAGAGATATAAAAAATTGGGATTCTTATATCTTGGAAAGGCACTGTCTTTATTGTTATTTCTAAAGACTCATATTCATCGACATCTTCATAACCTGAAAATGGAACTATTGTCGTCATAATCAACACCCTCCTCGGTAACGGTAATTAAATCATACCCCAGAATTACCAAGTTCTGACAAAGAATTGTCAGTCCTTTTGTTTCTTTATCTTTCTTTTTACCAAAGAAAACAATAAAAATATAATCATCTTTTTTAATTTTATCAAATAGACTATAATTTTTATCTTTTAGAATACGGCACCTGCGGTTTCCAGTAGATGAAATGTATAATTTTAAAAATCTAGATGTTGTGGCCGGTGAAACATAAACATCAACAACAGCATTTTCAATTAAATTACAAAATTCTCTAATATAGGAATAGGGGAATCCAGTATCAGACAATGCAAGAACTTTTTTATTATTAAAAAGTTCTTTACTGAGCTTTTTTTGTTGCATTTAAAAGAATTAAAGTTAAATTTGCAACCAAAACAATCAGAAATGGACCGACAAAGCCGGGATCGTGGTTCCAGCCTGTTTTAACAGCTATATTGATTAAAGCTGCATTGGCGAACATCCACAGTAAATAAAATGCTAATGCAATCATATTGGAAGTCTACCAGATGTTTCAAACGCTTCATGAGAAATTGGCATTGTTTTTTTAAACAACTCTTCAATTGCAATTGCATATTGCTGTATTTCATATTGGGCATTTTGTTCATTTCTTAATGAAATAAAATTAATTAATGAACGAGCATTAACTGTCCAAATAAATTCTGTGTACTGAGCAACAGGAAGAACTATCCTTGCAATTTCTTTTGCAATACCAATTTCAATCAGATAATTATATATAGTGTCAGCCACTCGGTAAACCTCTTGTATGTTTTTATAGTATATTTCTTTTTTTAAAGGATCTTCTATTTCTTGAAATACATAAGCACCGGGTTTGCCAACTTGCTGTCTTATATCGCTATACGCTGGTACATAATAGTCAATCTTATTTGGTTTATGATATCTCATACTCATTTCGTTAAATGAGGACCAGCGGTGTCTCATCCACTCTCTAGTAACAAAGATTGGGGCTTTAATTCTGAATTTAAAAACACAATGCTCAAAGGGAGTTGCATGTCTGTTCTTAACAAGATAATTAATAAGACCAACGCAAGACTCGTCTATTTCTTGTTTTTGTGAGGCGAATGACACTTTGGCTGAATTAACAACATCTAAGTCAGAACCAAAAAAGTCAATTAACTCAACATAACCAAAATCTAAAATTTCATAATAACTTGGGTCGGGTATACTGGCCATGCGGAGATCATACAGCATCTCCGCAAAAAACGCTTTGGAAAAAAAATAAAAAAAACGCAATTCCGGCTTGACAGGTGATTTCTAAAACACTATGCTTTCGCATGCAAAGCATGCCAAGTACACTTGTATATTCTTGTATGCTTATAATAGTTTATTAAGTATAATAAGTATATGAAAGTAATTGCAATTGTGGACAGTGAAGATTGCGGACCCTTTGCAATTATTGACCCTGAAACAATTGATGTAATTCAATGTTCTGATTTTTACCTTGCTGCAACATACTGTGCTTTTACTGGAAAACCGTTGACTTGTGAAATTTCACAAGACTGTGCTGAACATTTAGTAGAAAATGGTGTAAGATGTCTAAGCTGGAATGAAGAGATCCAACCAAAACAAAATAGGCCCTCTAAGAAAAAATCAGAATAGTTCATGAAAAAAATAAGTTGGTTTAGCCTCCAAAATACAGACATCAGCGGTGCTCTATGGGCAAGTCAGGGTTATGCAAATGCTGCGTTAAATACGATTGTTTCGCTACAAGAAAAACAAACAGCGGTATATTTTAATAATCCAGATATTCCATTTCATATTAACTTTTGTCAACCGTATTATTATCAATTAACAAATGCCTACAATGTTGGCTATACTCCTTGGGAATCTACAAAGATTCCTCCAGGCTGGTTATATAACATGAATGTTTGTAATGAGATCTGGACAACCTCTAGTTTTGTTAAAGATATTTATATCCAAAATGGTGTAAGAGATAACATACATGTTATACCACACGGTGTTTCAGAAGATTTTGCAATTGTAGAAAGAGAACTCCTTAATAAGTTTAACTTCCTTCATGTAGGGGGAGACTCAAAAAGAAAGAATGCTCAACTTGTTGTTGATGCTTTTCTAGAACTTTTTGATGGAAATGAAGATTATCAACTTATATTGAAATATAACAATTTTTGTTATGCTGAAATTTACCTAGATGGTAAGTTGGTACAAGCCACTGAGCATCCTCAAATTATTGGTATTCCAGAAATTTTTTCTGCAGAAGACCTTGTTCGTTTATATCATAAATGTCATTGCTTGGTTTATCCAACAAGCGGAGAAGGTTTTGGGATGATTCCTTTTGAAGCAATGGCAACAGGAATGCCTACAATAGTCACAAATCTAACTGGTTGTGCAGATTTTGCACACTATGGTATTCCTTTAGAGGCTGAGTATGGTGAAGCTACATATAATAATCATCAATATTCAACAGATACAGGTTTATGGGCTGTACCAAATTTTGATGAATTAGTTATCCACATGCAAGATGTTGCTGGTGACTACGATTTGTTTAAAAAATCGGCTATACACTCTGCAAAAATTATTCATCAAGAACACTCTTGGTCCGCGACCGCTGATAAAATTCTTGCGCGGTTAGCGGAATTTGATAAAAAAAAATAGACCTAAGCATTCTCTCTGTGAGATGAACCACTGAGTTGATACTATTGAATTCTTAACACTCGGAGGTCTGATGATTGCGAACTTGCCCGTTCTTAAAAAAAATTTATTTTCAGAAAAGGAAACCATGTTTAGTTTTAGACTGAATGAAGAATTTATTTCTCAGTATAAAAAAATCACACCCCCCTTTGGCTATCGGGATGCAGCGGGGAACTCTGTTGGTGAAATTACATTTCTTAGAACATACTCTAGAAAAAAACTAGACGGCACAAAAGAAACTTGGGTTGATGTTTGTGAAAGAGTAATTAACGGCATGTATTCATTGCAAAAAGATCATTGCAAGAATAATAAGTTACCCTGGAATGGAGTAAAGGCACAAGCTTCTGCAAAAGAAGCGTTTGATCGTTTATTCAATCTTAAATGGACACCACCCGGGCGAGGACTTTGGATAATGGGAACAGATCTTGTCAATGTGCAAAAAAATTCTGCGGCTTTGCAAAACTGTGCTTTTGTCTCCACTGGTGAAATGAATAAAGACAACCCGGCTGAACCATTTGCATTTTTAATGGAAGCATCAATGCTAGGAGTCGGCGTTGGATTTGATGATAAAGGTGCCGACAAAGGGTTTTCTATCTTTCAACCCAAACATTCAACTGATATTACATCAATTGAAGACAGCAGAGAGGGTTGGAAAGATTCAACAATTGCTTTAATTAATTCTTTTTTAAAACCAGATCAATCCGAAGTTAATTTTGATTATTCATTAATTAGACCATTTGGAACTCCAATAAAAACTTTTGGCGGCACGGCCTCAGGACCAGAGCCTCTAGAGAAACTGCATAAAGCAATCAGAAAATTATTTACAGACAGAAACGGCGAACTGCTCACGCGCAAAGACATTGCAGATCTTGGAAATCTAATTGGAGTTTGTGTTGTATCGGGTAATGTCCGCAGATCGGCGGAGCTTTTAATCGGCAGATCTGATGATCAAGATTTTTTAAATCTTAAAAATCCAAAAATTTTTCCAGAGCGCAACTCGTATGATTCAGAAAATCCAGGTTGGGCTTGGATGAGTAACAATTCTGTTGAAACTTATGTTGGTAACGATCTATCTCATTTGGTAGACAATATTGCTCTAAATGGGGAGCCTGGAGTTATTTGGCTTGATATGTCTCGTAAGTATGGTCGGCTTTCGGATCCGCCGAACAACAAGGATTGGCGAGTCGCTGGATACAATCCATGTGCAGAGCAATCTCTTGAGTCATATGAATGTTGTACATTGGTTGAAACATACTTAAATCGTCACGAAAACATTGAGGACTACAAAAGGACATTGAAATTTGCATATCTATATGCAAAAACAGTAACGCTGTTACCAACTCATTGGGAAAAAACTAATGCAATTATGCAAAGAAATAGGAGAATTGGCACATCAATGTCTGGTATTGCCAATTTTGCTGATAAAAAAGGTTTGCCTGTTCTTAAAGAGTGGATGAATGAAGGGTATGAAACTGTAAAAAGATACGATAACATTTACTCTGAGTGGTTTGGCATCCGTGAATCTATCAAGATGACGACAGTGAAACCCTCAGGAACAGTTTCAATACTGGCTGGTGAATCCCCAGGTGTCCATTGGACACCGGGCGGAGAATTTTTCAACAGAACAATTCGGTTTTCCAATGATGATCCTATGCTCCCTTTGTTCAAAATGGCAAATTATAGGATTGAGCCAGCAGCAGAGTCTCCTGATACAACCTCTGTTGTATATTTTCCAATTAAAAGTGGTGCAAGAAGAAGTGAAAAAGATGTAACCATCTTTGAAAAAATGGCAATTGCCGCAACTGCCCAAAGATATTGGTCAGATAATTCTGTTTCAGTTACAATTTCATTTGATTCTCAAACAGAAAAGCAATATATTGGAACCGTTTTACACATGTATGACGGACAATTAAAGACTGTTTCGTTTTTACCACAAGGTAACCACACATATCTACAAATGCCATATACTCAAATTGATGAAAATGAGTATTTAAAAGCAAAATCTGAACTTTTTCCAATTGATTTTGCTGGAGTTTATGCTGGATTAGCCCATGATGCTATAGGAGAGGCCTATTGCACAACTGATTCATGCGAAATCAAGCTTTCTTAATAAAAAAATCGCTTTTATATCACAACATGATGTAGAATGTAATAAGAATGACATCAGATATGATAAAAAGCAAGCAAATTTGGGTGCCTGAGCGCGCTTTTGGCGTATGTCTTTGGATTATGGAAGACGGAATGCCTTTAAGCGATGGCGATGGTGTTCTTTGCGCTGAAGGACTGGTCGGTGACGAGAATATTGAAAGACAAGTTGCTCAGGCCGCAAAATATTGGACAGGATCTGACGCTGGTGAATGCCGATGGGTTTCTGGGGCAAGAAAAATTACCGCCTCAGAACAAGAAGATCAGAAAGAAAGGCTTTCGGAAGGTCTTATTGCTGACCCATTTGAAGATTTTTTTGATGATTATTTTGGTAAAAGAAAATGAACTCAAGAATGTCACTAGATGACTCCGGTGATGATTTTAACGAAATTGATGATATTGCGTATTATCAATTTGCTTCCGCCGAAGAGACCGTTGATCCGTTTTCAGCAATAAAAATAAATTCACTTCCACCACGAATGAAGAGGAAGGCAGAAAGAATTGCCAAAAGATTTGAAGGGGAAGATGGAACTAAATCTAAATACCTAGATCCAGAGGTCGTTAATGGCTATTCTCTATGGGATATTGTGAATCCCCCATATGATTTAGATAACCTAGCAAAATTATACGACCAGAGCGCGATACATTCTGCTGCCATTAAATCTAGGGTTATGAATACTGTTGGTCTTGGTTATGAGTTTTCAGAAACACTCAAAGCGAGAAGAAAAGTAGAAAAAGCACACGGCAACCCCGCAAAACTTGAAAAAGTTAGAAGAGATTTGCAAGACTTGAAAGAAGAAATGGATGACCTTTTTGAAGGTTTAAACATTGAAGAAACACTTATTGAAACTCTTGTGCGAGTTTGGCAAGACTGCCTGACTGTCGGTAATGGTTACCTTGAGGTTGGTAGAAACAATTCTGGAAAAATTGGTTATATTGGACATATTCCAGCAACAATGGTTCGTGTGCGAAGAAAGCGAGATGGCTTTGTCCAGCTGTCCAGAGCAAACAAAATTCAAGCAGTTTTTTTTAGAAATTTTCAAGACTTAGAAATGGCAGACCCCATTAACGCGGATCCAAGTCCAAATGAAATAATACATTTTAAGATGTATTCACCAAATAATACATACTATGGAATACCATCGTCCGTTTCTGCCGCTGCGGCAATAATTGGAGATAAATTTGCAAAAGAATATAATATTGATTATTTTGAAAACAAAGCAATTCCTAGATATGCAATTATTCTTAAAGGCGCAAAACTTAGTAATAAATCTAAAATGGAACTTGTTAACTATTTTAGATCCGAGGTCAAAGGCCGCAACCACGGAACCTTGATTGTTCCATTACCTGCTGGACTTGGTAATGATTCAGATATTAAGTTTGAAAAACTTGAAGCAGGTGTCCAAGACGCATCTTTTGACAAGTATAGAAAATCAAACAGAGATGAAATTCTGGTTGCAAACAGAGTTCCTGCACCAAAAGTTGGCGTATACGACAATGCAAACTTGGCTGTTTCAAGAGATGCCGATAAAACATTCAAACTCCAAGTAATTGGACCAGATCAATCTGTCATAGAAAAAAAATTAAACAGACTTGTTTCTGAGTTTACTGATATGTTGCAATTAAAACTAAAAAAAATTGATCTTTTGGATGAAGATATTGAATCAAAGATTTTTGATAGATATTTAAGAACAGAAGTTGTTACTCCAAACGAGGTGCGGTCAAAGATTGGTTTCCCAGAAAGAGAAGAGGGAGACAATGTGTTGCCATACCCAACAAGATCAAAACAAGAGGGGATGCCCGGGGCACCCGTAGGAAATTCTAACAATGCTTCTTCAAACCCGCCAAAATCAAGGTCGGATTCCGGGGCTTTGCCTGACGGGGCGAGAGATTCTGGAGATCAAGCAGAAAGAGGTCAGAATCAAGATTCTGGCGATAACACTAGCGACTCATCGCTAAGTGATAATTAAGGAGATTAATAATGGATGGATCAATTGTTTATGCAAACACATCAGTTGACAGCACTGCAAATGAGGTTTCTGTAAATCATCATACAAGTGAAATATATTTTTGGAATAATAGCAGTTCTACTAATGCAACAGTTAGGCTTAATGGTATATATAATATAGTTATTCCTAAAGATGCTGGTTTTTATCATAAAATAGAAGGCGATTATACAACATTTCAAGTCATCACTGCGTCTGTAACTTTATCTGTTTTTGCAATTGGATGACAAAAAAAATATAAGGTATAATTTTACATTATGAGGTATTATGGAAGATTTTAATTTATCATTTCCAATTGATTTGATTAAGAAAGAAGAGAGGGTTGTAATTGGAATTGCAACTGCGGATAATATCGATAAAGCCAATGACGTCGTAGATTTTAATGCGTCTCTTGACGCATTTAAAAATTGGGGTGGCAATATCAGAGAAATGCATGCACCAATTGCTGTTGGAAAAGCAATTCATATTGAACCTACACAAATTAAAGGTCCCGATGGTAAAAAATATAATGCAATTAAAGTTCATGCATATATATCAAAAGGGGCCGAGGATACTTGGCAAAAAATTTTAGACGGTACATTAAAAGCATTTTCTATTGGGGGTAAAATTATTCAAAAAGAAGCCATGTCGGAAAAAATGCACAATGGTAGACCAATTAATATAATTAAACAGTATGTTCTTGGAGAACTCAGTTTGGTTGATAATCCCGCAAATGCATTGGCTACGGTAGACATCATTAAAAGAAATGAAGATGGAAGTCTGCAGTATGTTCTTGAAGAAATTCTTGAAATAGCAAAGAAACAACCAATAAGAGATCCAAAGGGTGGATTAACAGCAGCAGGTCGCAGACACTTTAAACAAACAGAAGGGGCAAACTTAAAACCTGGCGTTAAAGGACCAGCAAACACCCCTGAAAAAATGCGCCGCAAGGGTTCTTTTTTGACTCGCTTCTTCACCAACCCTTCTGGACCAATGAAAGATGAAAAAGGTCGCCCTACAAGGTTAGCTCTTTCAGCAGCGGCATGGGGCGAACCAGTGCCACAGGATAGATCTGACGCAGCACGACTTGCTGCAAAAGGCAGACGACTTCTTGAGCGATACGCTAAGATTAAACAGAAAAGCGTAGATGAAATTTTATTAGAAGATGAAGATCTTCTTATTAAAGAAATGTTTTATTTTGATAATGAAGACTATATGGAATTAATTAAAGACACTCCATTAAGTGATTATACTTTTGAAGATTCTTTTGATGAAAATAAATTAGAGTTAATTTTAAAATCTTTAAAAGAATGGTTTAGAGAAGATTGGGTTGATATTTCAAGACCCAAGAAGGGGGGTGGATTTGAACCCTGCGGAAGATCGGATGCAAGCAGTGGAAAGTATCCGAAGTGTGTTCCAGCCTCCCGCGCTGCCCGAATGTCACAAGCAGAAATTGATTCGGCTGTAAGAAGAAAAAGAAGAGCCGAGTCAACTCAGACCCGTCAAGATAAAAAACCAATTAATGTTTCGACGGACAAAATGGAAAAAAGAAATGTTCCAACAAATCCTGAACTTTATGCACGAGTTAAAGCAGAAGCAAAAGCAAAGTTTGATGTTTATCCATCGGCATATGCAAATGCTTGGCTAGTTCGTGAATACAAAAAAAGAGGCGGAAAATATCGCGTTGAAAAAGCCGACGAGGTGACAACCGACAGTATGGGTGCTGGTATTAAAAATCCACAACAGGGTTATATTGAACCAAGCAAAATGAGGGGCAAAAAAAAGAAAGTTAAGAAAATTAAAAAGGGTGTTGAGGACACACTGAGCCCCGTTGAATCATTACAAGAGGTGATAGCCCATTTGGCAGACAGAATTGATATGCACCAAAAATGGAATTGGCAATTAAATGCTTCATTAGATGAAATTGAAGATATTCTAGTGGAAGACGAAGAACTGGAAGATGAAAATTACGAAGAAGGTTATTTTGAAGAAGATAATGATGGGGATGAGTCGGAATCGGAAATAACAATTCGGGATTTAATGAATTTAATTGGTAAAACATTTGATGCAGCACCAAAAAATTGGTAGAATACAAAAATATTAATATTTTCTTGCTAAATCAAGTAAAATATGATAAGGTCTTTAGCATGGATGAACAAGAGTCAAAATTGTCACTTATAAAAAAGGTTGTTAATTGGCTTGTTCCAGATGTTCAAGAAAATGCTTCAACAACAATAGTTGAAGTTACTGAAAACACACAGGAGGAAGAAATGGATATTGAAGTCCTTAAGGATGCTCTGAGTGCTGTTGTTGATGAAAAACTTGCTAACTTCGCTACTTCCATAAAAGAAGAGGTTGAGGCTGCGGTTCAAGAAAAAATTGACACCATCACAAAGAGTTTTGAGGTGCAGAGTGCCGAACTGCAGGAAAAATTAGAGGCAACAGAAAAGGCATTGGCCGAGCAAGAAGAGAAGGTTCAGACCTTCGCTACAGCCGGTGCTGTTAAGAAGAGTGTTGACCCAGAAGACGACAATGAGGGCGAGGAGCTTAAGAAGTCCTCCACAAAGTCAGTTTGGGAAAATATTTATTTACCACAGGGTCTTATAAGCGCCCTGGGATATGAGTCATAATTAGGAGGATAAAATAATGGCATCACAAGAAGAAATTCTTTCTAAGGCCGATGAGGTGACAACAAGCGTTGTCGGAAACGATTCGGGTGGCCTTCTCAAGCCAGCCCAGTCTAACCGATTCCTTGATTATGTCATAGACCAGTCGGTTCTTATGCAAAACGCAAGGGTTGTTCGTATGAGAACACCACAAATGGAGATCGATAAGGTCTCGGTTGGAACTCGTTTGCTTGCAAAGGCAACAGAGGCCACAGACAGCGGCACAAACGCCGCCGTTACATTCAGCAAAGTTTCGCTTAGCACAGTTAAGCTTCGCCTTGACTGGGCAATGTCAACAGAGTCACTGGAAGACAACATTGAAGGCGCTTCTCTTGAAGATCATATTGCACAGATTATGGCTCGTCAAACAGCCAATGATCTTGACGATCTTTTCATCAATGGAAACACCTCTTCAGGCAACGCGCTTCTTAAGGCTCTTGACGGCTTCGTCAAGCTTGCTAAAGCTAACGGCACGGTTGTTGACGAGGCCGGTAACAATGTTTCTAGAGCGACATTTGACCGTATTCTTCGTAACCTGCCAAAGAAGTATTTACAGCGCAGAAATGAACTGAAGTTTTTCTCGGGTTCAGGAATTGTTCAAGACACAATTTTTAGCCTTCAGAGTCCAAACTCAGCCACAGCAGCAACTGCTGGTGCTCCTGCTCCTGCGTCAACTGTTGGTGAACTTGCATTCCTTCAGGGTGCAATGAGAGCCAATGGTGGTGCTGGTGTTACGGGACTGTCGCCTTATGGCATCGGTCTCGTTGAAGTGCCTCTGATGCCAGAGACCGCCTCTGGCGACTACTCTGGTGCAACCGGTTCGCATGGTCATATTGAATTAACATTCCCGAACAACAGAATTATTGGTATTAACCGTGACATTACAGTCTATCGCCAATTTAAGCCAAAGACTGACACGATTGAGTACACCCAATATATGAGGGTTGCAAGCAACATTGAGAATGCTGAATCATATGTGATTGGCAAGAACATCAAGCTTAGAACGCTCTGATATACAATTTAGCAAAAAGGGGAGGGAATTACCCCTCCCCTTTTTCGCATTTAATATAGAAGTGTGATAAGATATTTTCTATGACTGACAATGTTGTTACATCATCTTCGTTAGATGCCGAAGACCCAAAAAAGAAACCGGCAAAAAAAGCTGTTCCAAAAAAAGCTGCAGTTAAAAAAGTAGAAGCAGAAAAAGAAACTTCAACAGTATCAGAAGATAAAGTTTATGTTTTTTTTGAAAGCGGAATTGCCTATAATTCAGGTAATTTAAGATTCACAAGAGATAATCCGCTACAGGCGGTAACACCAGAACAAGCGGAACTTTTGCTTTCTTTGGATAATTTTAGAAGACCGGATCAGTTGGAATTAGAAGAATATTTAGCTTCTAAGGAGGATTAAAATGGCAGGAAATTTATCTAATTATTTAGAAAATAAAATTTTAGATCATATATTAGGAACGACATCTTATACAATGCCAACCCCTGTTTATTTAGCCCTGTACACTGTTGCTCCAACCGATGCTGGAGGCGGTACAGAGGTTGCTGGTGGCTCCTATGTGCGTAAAACTGTGACTTTCACAGTAGCATCAGGTGGAGCAACCAGTAATGATTCCAATGTTGATTTCAACGGGATGCCTGCCTGCACTGTTGTTGCCGTTGGCGTTTTTGATGCCCTTACATCTGGAAATCTATTAGTCTACGGCGGACTTACCGCAAACAAAACGATTGATAGCGGTGATATTTTGCGAATTGCAACCGGAGATCTTGACATCACAATTGATTAACAGGAGTCGTTATGCTTAGAAGAGAGTTTAATGGCGGAGTGTTAAAAACACAATTAGCCGCAAATATATCAAATACAGCCAACTCTTTTTCTGTAATAGACGGATCAACATTCCCTAATGGGGGTTCTGGAAATCCATTTGTTATTGTTATTGGCAAGGGCACAGCTGGGGAAGAAAAGGTTCTGTGTTCCTCTAGAACAACCGACACCTTTACTGTTCAACAGCGGGGGTATGATGGCACTACGGCCAGCTCTCATTCAAGTGGAGATTTAGTTGATCATGTGTTGGATGCGACAACGGTTCAGTATATGAATACTGCAACAAACGATAATGCTATAATTTCTTTGATGGGGATATAATGCCAAATTTAACGCCTAAAAATTTATATATAGGAAGCGACAGTGGTTCAAATGTATACACTGTAAGCGCCAATACCGGATCGTACTCTATTGTAAGAAATATCAATATTTGCAATACCGGATCGTCAACTATTCTATGCAATGTTCACATAGTTCCCTCAGGAGGGGCAGCGGCTGCTAACAATAAAATTATGTCTAATTTTACAGTTGCTGGCAATGAAACAATTTCTTATGATGCATCTATTGTGATGAACGCTTCATCATCAATATATGTAAGTGCCAATGTTGCAAATATAACTTATATCATTAGTGGAGTTGAGTTCGTTTAATACATTTTCTATTTAATTCAAGATCATATAAAATAAATGTGTGATTGGATTAAAAAGAAAATTAATGCCTTTAATTGTTGCTTGCTTTACATCTGTTTTTTTCCCATTTTTTTTTGCCTCTGCCCAAGCCGAACCAGGACTTACTGTAACCGTTTACAACAATTTTGGCTACAACAATTCGCCTCCACTCCCCACGGTCACCGGTCGTCCGGTCGTTGGAACCACCACCCTCACTCAGATTAATCAAAACTTTGACAGTGCACCGCTGTTCAACCTGTCCGAAGACTTTATTGTTAAGTATGAAGGTCACATAACCCTGCCCGTGACAGGCTCGTTCAGGTTCTTGCCTGCTGCGGATGACGGAACCAAACTCTATATAGATAATGTTTTGATAGACAACAACTGGGTTGACAAGGGCGGCTGGGGCAACCCGTCACAGTACGTTTCTTTTAGCGCTGGAGTTTCCAAGCCAATCACATATTGGTATTACGAAAATGGTGGCGGAGCCAATACGACTCTCTACTGGGATATAGGTTCGGGATGGCAGGTGGTTCCCGCCTCTGCTTTTACGAAGACTGTCGTTGCGCCAACCACGACTACTACCAGTACTACAACCACAACGATAGCGCCATACTTTAACTCTGTTCAAAATCTCACAGCGGTAGCAGACAACGATGGAAATGTTGTTTTGAGTTGGAACGCCCCAACACCAAGCAACACTGCCCCATATATGTACAACATTTTGTTTCATGACCTGGTTGATGGGGTAGAAGCTGGTGGTTGGGGGGTGTGGACATACGCCGTAAATACTTCATACAGCCTCGGCCCATGGATGTGGCCTGGAACAACTGGATACGGACCAGTGAGATTTAAGATTCAGGCAGGGACAGCCCCATGCGTCGGAGAGGGTGCTGGGTCCTGTATGTACGGACCCCAGGCAACTGTTGATGCCGTGGTGATTGATCCTACTCCGCCCACTACTACCACTACAACAACTACAACGACTACTACTATTCCTCAAACCACCAGTACAACAATATTGTTATCGCCAAGCACGGTAGAGCAAACAACCACGGTACCAGAAACCACGGTGCAACAAACCACGACAACATCTACAACAACCTCCACAACGACTATTCCAAACACTACCACTACACTGATTATTACACCAAGTTTAACGACAACAACATTGTCAAGTACAACGACAACAACACTACCAATCCCAACAACAATACCAACAACGACAACTATTCCTGAAATTACAGAAACTATAACAACAGAAGAAGCTGTTGATTTGGCTACAAATAAAGATGTTTTGCAAGAAATAACGCAAGAACAAGCCACACAGGTTTTTCAATCAATTGATACTTCAGATATAACAGAAGAAGAAAAAACTCAAAT